AAATATTATTAACGGACAATTCAAGGGATTTGTCGGGGTTTGCGAGGGCATTACAAAAGACAGCGTTAAAATACTATTTACTTTACTTAACAATAAAGTTAGTGTATCATTATCGTACAATAGCGTGTCACGTCTTTCTTTACAGAACGACAGTGCGGTAGCGTGTAAATAGCTAATCACCTCAAGCGAGTATTCCCTCATGTCAGTAAATTTTAACCTCACTTCTAAAACGAAGGTTGATGTCTTCAAAGATAATGCGTCTGTACAAGATGTAACCAATTACCAAATTGATTGCACAGCTTGGCAAGAAGATAATGATACTATTACATCTGCTGCATGGTCTATTGAATCTGGGTCTGCTTCTATTGCAAGCGAAGCAGTTACAGCAGGTGTAGTATCAGCACGAATAACATTTAACCAGAGCGGAAAAGTTCTATTATCGGTACTTATTTCAACTGCCACCGTTAAAAAGAAAATATGGATTGAAATACTTGTGCGTGATAGAGATTGTCTCGCTGATGATTACGGAATGGGAACATGATATGACATTCAAACGGAGAGCAGTAAAAACCAAGAAAGCAGAAGACAGAAATAATAATCCGTCGAAAATACGTCCGCAAAATAAGCATTTAGTACCAGCCAAAAAAGGCCAAGTTCTAAATCCAGCTGGACGCCCGAAAGGTTCACGTTCAAAGTTCGCAGAAACGTTCCTCAAGGATTTCTTGGAAGATTGGGAAACTCACGGCGCAACGGCAATCGCCGAAGTTCGCAGAGACGACCCATCTACATACTTACGTGTCGCAGCATCACTATTACCAAAAGAGTTCAATATAAAAGATGAAAGCCAACTTGAAAAATTCCTCGAGCAATTCTCTACCAAAGAACTTGAGCAGTTCGTTGTCGGAATCACAGCGGTTGGCGTTCGCACAGTTGTCAAGGAAGATAACAACACGAAGACGATTAGAGGAAAGTCAGAGCGCGTTCACTAAATTCTTTTTTAGAGCACGTAATGAACCATTCATTCCCGGAGACCACCATGCGAAGATTGACGAAGCGCTGAGAAAAGTAGAGACAGGGGAAATTAAAAACCTGCTTATTACTATTGCACCGCGTTATGGTAAAACACAATTCTGTGTAATCGATTGGCCTGCACGTTGTATAGCTAAGAACCCGAAAGCGAAATTCATTCACCTAAGCTATAGTGATGATTTAGCATTGGATAATAGTAGTAAGTGTCGCGAAGTAATAGCGAGTAAAGAATACCAAGATTTTTGGCCTGTTAAAATTAAAGCCGACGCTGATAGCAAAAAGAAATGGTACACTGAAGAAGGTGGCGGTATGTACGCAACAGCAGCAGGCGGTCCTGTTACTGGTTTTGGTGCTGGTAGCTTGGCGGATATTGGTAGCGCAGAACAAGAAGATGAGTTCGCTGATTTCTTTATGCATGATGATACTGATATGCCGAAGGATGGTTTGTTCTATGGTGCTATTATTATAGATGACCCGATTAAAGTAGAAGACGCGTTCAGCGAGAAAGAAAGAGACAAAGTAAACAAACGACTTAACTCTACAATCAAGTCACGTCGTAATAGCCGTAACACGCCAATCATAATTATTATGCAGCGGTTACATGAAGAAGACATGGCTGGCTTTGTACTTGCTGGTGGAATGGAAGAAGAATTTTACCATTTGAATTTACCAGCCGCAGACTTAGAAGCGAAGACATCATTGTGGCCTGCTAAACATACATACGATGAGTTGATGAAGATGATGGCTGCTGACCACGCAGTATTCATGTCACAGTACATGCAAGACCCGACGCCTGAAGAGGGTATATTCTTCAAGCGTGAATGGTTTGAGAATAATAGATTTAGACTAGGCCAAGAACCTGTGCGCTTGGTTAAGTATGGTGCTGGTGACTACGCAGTTAAAGAAGGTGAGGATTCGGATGCCACTGAACAAGCTATTGCTGGATTTGACGTTACAGACAATTTGTGGTTTCTTGATTGGCGTTCTGGTCACGTCACTATTGATAAGTCCATAGACGTAATGATGCAGATGTGTATAGACCATGACCCGATGCTGTGGGCTGCGGAGTCCGGAGTTATCAGACGAGCGATGGAACCATACATAAAGAAAGAGAAAGATAAGCGCCGTGTGTTTATAAAGAACGAATGGCTGCCAGCTACAAATAGTAAAGCCACAAACGCTAAATCATTTCAAGGTTTAGCAAGCGCTGGTAAAGTACATATTCCTTACGGACCGTGGGGTGACGCGCTTATTGCGCAGCTGCTCAAGTTCACAGGGAAAGATGATAAAGAAGATGATAAAGTAGACGTATGCGGATTGTTTGGTAGATTGTTACACTTAGCATTTGGACCAGCACAATACCACGCACAACTAACCGATAGACAATTAAACGACGATTATGGAACAGACGATGATGAATACGACACCTATGGAAACGGAAACATCCCAATTGTTTGACCCTGTTGCAGCGGTAAACAACGCAGCGCAGAAAGACGATGGATTATCGCTTGAATACTTCCGCGAGTGTGTTGAGGATTATATCAACATGACTGGTGATGCGCGTATGCTGAGTGAACGTTGCCGTGATTACTATGATGGCAAGCAGTGGACAGCAGAACAAGTAGCTGCACTTAGAAAACGTAAGCAAGCTCCTATTGTAAACAACCGTATCAAAATCAAATTGAACGGTCTTCTTGGTTTAACCAGTGCGCGTAAAGGCGACCCGAAAGCATACCCACGCAACGTAGACCATGATAGCGACGCTGCTGAAGCAGTAACAGACGGACTACGTTACGCTGCTGATAAGTGTGCGCTCAATTCAACATTCCTAGAATGCGCTGATAACTTCTTTTGTGAAGGAACAACAGGCGTAAATATAACTATAGAACAGACACCACGTGGCGACCACGAAGTAATAGTTGACCACATACCTTGGGATAGATTATTCTATGACCCTTACAGCCGTAAACATGACTTCAGTGACGCACGTGGTAAAGGTTTTGGTATATGGATGGATGACGATGATATTCTTAACACGTTTCCGGATGCTAGTCCTGATGCATTAAAAGAAATATCGTTTGACACTGATGAAACTATGCAAGATAAACCTGTATGGTCTTACAGCAGCGGAAAGCGTAAACGCCATCTAGTGTTGACACATTATCTTAAAGTGAAGAACCAATGGTACTTGGCAATATACACAGGCGGCGGATTCTTAATTGACCCTATGCTTAGTCCGTACCTTGATGAATACGACCAGCCTACATGTCCACTTGAATTTGAACATGCCTACATAGACCGCGATGGTAACAGATACGGTGAGTTGGCAAGCTTTTTAGATTTGCAAGATGAGATTAATCACCGCCGTAGTAAAGCGTTGTTCTTAATGAGCCAGCGTCAAACATTCGGTAATCGTGGCGCAGTGAAAGACCCAGCGAAAGCGAAAGCAGAGTTGGCTAAACCTGATGGTCACTTAGAAATTGGACAAGGTGAATTTAATAAAGACTTTGGTATATTGCCGACGGGTGATATGGCCGACGCGCAATTCCAATTACTACAAGAAGCGAAGCAAGAAATTGATGCACAAAGTTTCAGCGCACAATTAGCAGGGCAGCGTCAACAGGGTGACCTTAGTGGCGTAGCGCTACAACGCTTAGAGCAGAGCGGTGTTACTGAGCTGATTAAACTGTTTGATAACTTCAGCGCGTTTAAGTTGCGTGTGTATCGCCGTATGTGGTGTGCAATACGCCAAGCATGGGACAAGGAGAAATGGATTCGTGTAACAGACGACGAAGATAAACTACGCTGGGTTGGATTTAACGTACCTATCACTGTTCAAAAACAACTACAAGAAATTATGGACGACGAAAGTAATCCATACGCTATGCGGCTTGGCGCTGCTGCTCAAATGTCTTTGCTCGAAAAACAAAATCCCGAAGCATTGCAGCAAGTAGTGGAAACTAAGAACCGACCAGTTGAACTTGACATGGACGTTATACTAGATGAATCGTACGATACCATTAACGTAAGTCAAGAACAACTTGATGCGATTCTTAAATTTGGTGCGCAGAATAGTTTTGATATCATTGACTTACTTGAGATTAGTAACATCCAAGGTAAAGAGAAAATGATTGAGAAACTTGAGAACCGTCGCAGCCAAGAAGCGAAAGCTCAACAAGAACAAGGTCCAGACCCACAGACGCAGTATCTAACAGCGAAAGCTGCGGAAGCTGCTGCTAATGTCAAGGTCAAAGAAGCAGATGCGCAACAAACACAAACTGAAACGCAGATGCTACAACAAACACCGCCGCAGATGATTCCATTCAAGGGGTCAGTCAGCGCGTAACTACTTTACTAAATCGGGCGTATAATCTAGGACGCCGCTAGATGCCGCGCTGCACTGCGCAACCTGCCGCCGAGGTTTCGGGCGAAATAAGGACGCCGCTTATATCGGGCGATAGGAGTAACTACTATGAGTACTGAAGAAATAAACCACGACGATCTTTTCGACGATCTACCATCAGACAACGGTGCGGCAAGTGCAACACCAGAAGCTGAGATAACGACTGATACTCCAGCGGATGCTGAAGAATTAATTGTTACCACGGAAGACAATAAGGGCGCAGATGAAAACGAAGATGCTTCTGGGACGCCAACAGAAGGTGAAGAGACCGCAGAGGATAATGACGTCAAAACTAATAGTAAGATGATTCCTGAACATCGTTTCAAGGCGGCTCTTAAGCAGGTGAACGATGAGCTAACACAAGCACGACAAGAACTAGCAACCCTAAAACAAGTACCAGTACCCGACAAGGCTACAGACCCTGAAGGTTACGACTTACATGTTCGTATGGAAGCTAGTAAAGCTATCATGGTGGAAATGAAGCCTGATTATGCTGAGGTGATAAAACATTATAAAGTTTTGGCTGACGCCAATCCTGAAATAAATGTTGCAACATCTAAGCATCCTATTCCGGCTAAATTTGCTTATGACCTTGCTAAACGTGATTTGGAAATAAGGCAGATTGAAGAACTTAAAAATTCTCCGGACTGGGCTGAATTTCAAGCATGGAAAAATAGCGGCAAGAATCCTAAGACTCCAGGAAAAGATACTAGTCAAGTAAATGTTATCGCTCAGAGTTTAAGCAAAGTGCCTAATCTCAACCGCGTTACAAACGTACAGAATAAAGCGTCTGCTAAAGTAGAAGACGACGGGTTATTCGATGGCGCTTTGTAGGCATAACTATAAAAGGTAAACACTATGGCTCTATCATCAATATCCAGTGGCAATAAAGTCACTGACTTTCAGAAGAAAGTAAACAGGGTGTACGTTCGTGATGGACGTTTCGGTCCTTATACTGGCGCATCTGAAAACGCTATCATCCAAACAAACAGAAATATCCGCAAGAAATCTATTCCTCTTGTTGGTAAACTTAGTGGTGGTGGTGTTCGCGGCTCTTCTCAACTCGTTGGTTTTGAAGAACCACTATCAAACTTTGATTTCACATTCGAACCAACCCATCTACGTAACGGTGTGTTGATTGATAATGAAGAACGTGAAAAATCTGAGTTTGATTTGTACACTGAAGCACGTCCTGCACTAATGAATTGG